ACTCGGTTTGTTCATCGCTGAGCCCGCCAGCCTTAGCGGCTGCTTTGATTTCATCCTGGTCACCCTTTGCGACCTTGTCTGCGTCAATATGTCGACTTGATTTGGTTACCTTGGTTTCTTTTTCTTTTGGCTTAGGTAAATCCTGACATACATCTTGTGCGTCATGGTCCTCGTCGCACATGTATGTATTAGTTTCTTCGGAGAAGAATTGTTTGGATGCAATTTTTGCATTTGAGTCGCGCCACTTAGTAAATCCCGCCAGTGTGTAGCGCTTTGGCGGTGTTTTTGTGCGGGCTATATTCTTGTAGGAACCTGGTTGCTTGACGAGGATTTCTTTGGCGGTTAAGTCTTTAAGGATACTCGACACGGTGCGCTTGCAGCAGTCGACCCACTTGCTCAGCCATATTGTTTCTATAGATGGGCTACCAATGCCGTCTACATCCATGTGGTCACACAGGGACTTGAGCACTGCTTTGTGGTTTGCCTTGAGCTTGCCTTTGAACTTAGCGTGAACTATCTGCTCCCACTCATCAATCAAATGTCTGTCCGTCTTATATTCTTCCTTTTCCCTGTAGATAGGCGAATATACACCGTTGTCGACTTTAGCTCGATTTGTAACTATTTTTGATATTTGGCGCAAAACCCCTTGCTGGGGCTGTGCAGAGAGGGTACTATTCATTTGCATTTGAGCGGTTCCTTGTACTGTTCAATTTGAGTGGCTCCTTGTGAACGGTGGTTTTAAAATTTCTGCTATTCATTTGCAATTGTTTATGTCCTCATCTTTGTTGGGAGTGGGTTTATTCATTTGCATTAGTCACATCCTTGTGTGGTTTTTGTGGGCGCTGTTTATATCCTTGTATGACTGTGTTGTTTGTTAGATAAGATTTGTTGCTTGGTTGGCTGTAAATTCTTATTAAAAAGTTCTGGGTCCTCGCGGCCCTTGTTGTCTGCCCTGGTTTGTTGGCCAGGGTACGACACGCTTTACCTGCGTCTCTCATTGATATCCCTCTTTCATTTTTAAATTGCTGTTCCATTGCGCGGCTCCTTTGCATCCATTAATCCAGTTAACTGTGTCGAAAACTACCGACAGCCATCTATATTCCGGGTTTTAACCTCTGCGTGCAAGCTCAAACGCCATGGGGAGAAGCACCTATGGGAAATTTTTTGTGCCTGTGTTTTTTGTTGGTGACAATTTACGTCACAAAGTGACGCTCTACGTCACAATGTGACAATTTACGTCACAATGTGACAATTTACGTCACTCAGTCAGAGAATTGCCTGGCACAATAAGATGAGAGTTGCACAACACACAATCTGCGCGCTATGTTGGTTCTTCGTGATTCCTTTCACGAGCTTTCCTGCCTGGGGGCGGATTGATTCCCCGCCCTCGATTTATATAAGATTGTCGAGCGTGGCAGCTGGCCCTGTTGCACTCTCAAGACAACAAAGTTAAGATGCCCTTGTTCGCAATTCAACTAACCGAAAGGTTATAGAGCGGGACTTTCTAGCGATGGGCCTTGCGAACACTTAACCCTGGCCCATGCCGGGGTTTTTTATGTCTAAAATATTCTCACCAAAACCAGTCAACCGCTGGTAAAATAGAATAGTTGCGGCGCAATATAGCAACGACTCCTTTAATGAATCTGGAGGCGCCCATGCTTTTATTCGAGCTTATCCTTAACCTCTTAAAGAAATGCTTCTCGTGCTGCTGCACAGAAGTAGAGCAGCCTGAACAACCACAACCCCTAGCGCACAATACGCACAATACGCAGAATGCGAACATTCGTGGCGACGAAGACGGCAATCACCATAACAACCACACTTACAATGTGAGCGGAGACGGTCGCGTCTACATCTTTAGCCAGACCGGAGGCAGGAGACCTGACGACGAGCTCCAGCCAACTGTCATACGCGCGCTCACCTATAAATAGAAAGCTAAATGTACAGCGTGTTGACACGCCTTGTGCGCCTGTGTACCATACACTCTTGTTTGTGTCCCATCGCTAAATAGGAGTCCGTATGAACAATAATGATGTAAATGAATGGGGGGTTGAAGAAACCCCCGCACACTTAAAGACCGGCTTTAAGCTTTTCGTAATGCTTATAGCCTTTGTGGTGACGTGCGCTGTTATCCCCCCTCTTTTTTCGGCCATTCTCTTCGGGTTCCTTTATGTTGTATCCAAAAAAAGAGAAGGAGCGGTCAGTCGTGACGATAAAGAAAGTAATCAGCCCCAGTAAGGAGTGCGCTATGGATGAGAGAGATTTTAATGTTCGTCATTTCAGCGCAGAGATGGCCGACATGCTAGACGAGGACCCAGAGATGCTTCATTCAAACTACAGCGAGCTTAAGAAGGATGACCAGCTCATTGTGTTTGAAGCGTTCTACGGGTGCATGTCAGAAGAATTTAGGATTGAGTCTATCGTTAAGTGCGAGGGCTTAAGTCTGATGTCTCGCGTTCTCTTTGAGGCCGGCACGGACGATATGAATGATGCGGCTGATGTTCTAAGGGAAGACCTGTTTAAGTACTTAAGTATCTGCGTGGCAGAGCAGTACGAGCAGTATATTGAGTATTTTAGATTAGTAACAAGGACACATTAAATGATTGAAGGACAGCTCAACATAAAGCTATTCAACCTGAAGACCTGCGCGCTCCTCTCTAACTGGGGTAAGCCGATTATCACGGACTACAGGGCGCTAACTGAAGAGAAAAAGGAAGATGTGTACCAAGCTTTCTTTGCCTGCATTAACCATGATGGTTTCTATGGCATCGTCCAGCTGCTCTTGCCGACAGCAGAGATGCAGCACGAGTACGCAGAGAGAGTCTTCGCGAAAGATATAGAGATAATCAAAGAAGTTAAGATTAAGATACGAAACTATTTGCAGTCACACGTGGGTGGGGCGTATGCAAACCTTATAAAGACCGTGACAGAGTCAGATGAAATTAAACTTGGATTGGACGCACGATAGCTGTACAATACAAACGTAAACAACGCAGGTAATAAAATGGAAAACAGGGTTAAATCAAAACGCATCACAATTCGAATGACGCCAGAGGCAAAGGAAAGTCTTGATGCTGCCGCTAAAGCTGAGGTGCGATCGGTAACTAATTTTATCGAATCGCTCGTGCATCAGCACTGTCATAGAAAAAAGGCAAAGGCCAAGAGAGAGACAAATGAAACGAAGTGAATCAATTAAAGAAATTAGCGTGGCCATGGCGCTATTTCTTGGTGAAGTAGAGAACACCAGCAAAGATAAAGAAGGCTACGGCTACAAGTATGCCGACCTTGGCCAGCTCCTATCTTTGTGTAGGCCGTTGCTGTCCAGAAATAAGCTGGCAATATTCCAGTCTGTCGAGAACCCAGAGGGTAACGAAGACCGATGTTGCGTCCACACTCTGCTGTCACACGAAAGCGGCGAGTGGATAGAGACTCAGCTCTCAATGCCGGTCTTTGCAGGAAAGGGTATGAACTCTGCCCAGTGCATGGGGTCTGTTGCGACTTATGCTCGTCGCTATGCACTGTCGGCCATGCTTGGCATTACCCAAGAAGATGACGATGGTCGCTCCGGCGGAAGCAAGCCGCAAGAGGCTCTCCGTCAAGCGCCAAGACTCATTGCTGCGTCACAAGTGAAAGAGCTTGAGCGCCTTATCGACTTAGCGGGCCTAGAGCCGGAGGTGGTGACTAACAGTCTCAACCTGAAAGCCCTACCTGAAATCGCGGTCGACCAGTATTCGTCCGTTATCAGACGACTTAATGCCGCAATGAAGAAAAGAGAGGCTGAAGAATGAAAGTTATAGAGTGCGAACAGCGTAGCCCGGAGTGGTACAAGCTTAGAGCTGGCATTGTAACCGCAAGCAACGCCCACCGACTGCTCACGCCCGTAAAGATGCGAACCTACATGCTTGAGCTTTTAGGTGAGCGATTGATTGGGACCACAACTGAAACACCGGTGTCCGCTGCAATGCAGTGGGGCATCGACTATGAAGATGACGCGCTTGAGTGGTATTCAAAGGCGCTAAATGTCGACGTTCAAAAGGTCGGGTTTGTCTTCCACAACAGTATGAAATATGCCGGGTGCTCTCCTGACGGCTTGTGTTCAACAGATGGGTTGGTCGAGGTGAAGTGTCCGTCAACACACAATCACCTGCTTCATATCTCGTCCAGCGTTCCGCCTAATTATATTGCCCAGATGCAGTTTCAGATGTGGATTACAGATAGAGAGTGGTGCGATTTCGTGTCATATGACCCACGCATGCCTGACTTTGCTAGAGGCATATGTATTCGCGTTGAAAGAGACGAGAACATGATGTTTAAATTTGAGAGCGGTGTTAGGTCTATCAACAACAGCATCACAGAGTTCTCTCGCAAGTATTTTGGTTCATCGCTTTAAGGAAGATAATGAGCAACACATCGATACTGCTTACACTCGCAGAGATTACGGACTTCGTAAAAGAGTGTTTAAAGGATAAAGACTTCGTTGGTATTAACGTTGTCGTCTCAAAACATCCCGGGCGCTCTTATGTGCTCGGAAAGACGTTCGACAGCCTCAAAGCAAAATACATTTTAAAGGTGCCGATGGACTATACTGATCCAATTCAGCGCCCCCTTATCGCCAATGCGGTTCACAAGGGGATGTACGGCACAGAGATGTCGCCTGAAGAGATGGAAGATGAGATGGTTTGTAAGTCCAGTGACGATTAAGGAGATTGTAGATGAAGCAAGACATAGAACATAAGATAACACCATGTAAAGAATGCAAAGCAGGAAAGCACACATTCATCCCAGCTGAGTGGAAAGTAAAGCCAACGAGCCAGACCTGCACATTGTTTGTGTGCCAGCACTGCCTAATGCCGGCAGACCAGGCAGACCGCGAGGTCATGGGTTGCCTTCATGGTGAAGAAGTTAAAGCAAAGAAACTTAAAGAAGAGGTTCCTGCTAAGGCGTAAACGATGCATAGCGCTTAGCAAGTCCTAACTTGTGTTGGTCCTCACTCTCAAAGTGCCCCATCGCAAAATAACCGAACTGGTCTACACTGTGGCTCGCCCAGTTGTGGACCGGCTTAGGTTTTGACCCTTTTCCGGAGGCCCCATCTGTGTGCGTATAGGTCGAATGATACTCTTGAAGAGACCTAACCAGCTTCTGGCATCTGTCCGCATGAAACCAAGTTGTCTTTAGAAGCATTCGAATCGCTTGGATTCTCTCCATCACCCTATGATTACTCACAATCCTCGGAACAATGCCCGCTTTTCGTAGTATCTCAATGCGCGTGCGACCACTTCCCCACTCTTTCACTCTGACATCATGCGGCAGGTAGTGTTTACCCCAACGCTTAAAGCCAAGTCTTCGTTGCGCATTAAGCAGCTCAACTGCCCACTCATCCGCGCCCTTGCCCGTACCCTCAAGGTGGTCAATGCATCGTATCGAGCCATCAGGAAACCTCTGAAATAAACCAATACTGGTCGAGTCGGTGACCCCTATATCCCAAGACGTATGGACAGGCTGCTCAGGTAAGACATCAAACCGACAAATGCGTCCAGATTCTTTACACTTTATCATCTCATCGGAGAAGTAAGCGCCCTCAATAGCCGCCTCCCAACTGCAAAAGTACTCTTGCAGGAAAAGAGACTGGGGCATTCCGGAGTCTAACTCCTCTTGCAGCATCTCTTTTGAGATAACGTGTCGACCGTCTTCATAAAACGTGTCGTCTGCCGTCAGTAAATGGGTTGACCAGGAGGGGTTGTCTATATTCTTCTGGAACATCTCATAGAAATGATTGTGGCCACGTGGTGTACCAATAAACACAGCCCATCCGCCATTCTCCGCCAAGATTGGCCGCAAAAACTGCCACGCATCTGGGTTTGTAGACTGCATTTCAGAGAAAACTACACCCAAAGGGTTTGAGCCTATCAAGGCCTCATAGTTATCTGCGCCAGTAATCTTAATGATAGAGCCGTTGACCAGGGTGATGGACATGGTCGAGTTGTTAATGCTTTTAACCAGCTGCTTGGGAATAAAATCGAGGAACGTAGAGCCTGACTTGCCGCGCCCACGCCAGATAACCGTGGATGCCTGGCCAATCTTGGGGAGCAAATGTAAGTAGAGTCCTGGGCGCTGAATGGCCCGCATCCAAAGCATGTTGAATGAGATGGTGTCTTTACCGAAGCGACGGTGCGCAACGATAATCATCCGGTCCTTATGTTCCACGAGGAACTCTCTGAGAATTGGCCGCTGATATGGTCTTGCGACG